TGTTTATATATCATGTTCAATTTGAAGAAGAAGGTAAAGATGAATATGGTTATCCTATAACTAAGTATACTGATAAGGGAGATCCTATAGTACAAGAGGTAGTACAGATACCAGTACCTTATTTAAAGGATGAAGTTATTTCATTAATACATTATCTAAAAGATAATAAGTTAAAATTTAAAAAATAAGAAAATATGGCATTTACTACAAAATTAGATACAAATGTTGTTACAGTGGGGTTTAATTCAGGTTATGTTTATACAACATCTGCAGCTACAATTGAGTTAAATAATGTTGTAGCATATCATACTTGGGTAAAACCTGATGGTACAGCAACTGAATATACAGCATTATATGTAACTGGAGCAGTGGCTCCATTAATTGTTACAAATACTTATGCAGCAATTGATGCTTTAATAAACCCATAGATATGATAGCAAAACTTTTTGATATACAAAATGGCAAAGTAGTTCCTACAGAACATTGCTATACTTTAAAGTCACTGAAAGATATAATGGATAACTATCCTGAAGATCATCTTAAAATATATCAATATCTTTTTTATATGACTTGCCCTAATCCTGATATGAACCCATTCTTTCATACTCCAGAGCACGAGAAAGAAGAGGTTATTCTTAAAGAAGTAGATGCAGAATTTTCTACAGAAGATGATGATGTATATGCAGCATTAAAGTTTTGTGAAAGAATGTATGAGACTCCAACATCTAGAGCTTATAAAGGTATTGCAGCTATGTTAGATAGATTAGGTAGATATATGCAAACTACACCAATTGAACATGGTAGAGATGGTAATATTAATTCTTTAGTAAATGCGGCTGCAAAATATCAGCAAATTAGAGAATCATTTAAAGGTGCATATAAAGATCTTCAAGAAGAACAACAAAGCAATGTAAGAGGAGGAATAGGTTTAGGATATGACCAAGGATAGTCAAATATATGAAGATATTCCTACTTGGGATAATGGCAAGTGGACAACTACTGATTTTGAATCTAGAGAGGAATTTGCAACATATGTAAGAGATTTATTTAAAGAACCTGGTAAATATGGCTTTGATAAAACAAGTGAGGAGTTTAATATGCAAGCTACTGTATTTAATAAACAAGGTTTTTACTGTAATGCTCCTTTTAAGTCTAGAGATTTTATTAACTACTGGGAGCATGAAAAACAAAAATGTAGAAAGGGTGTAATATTTAAATCAAAAAATAATACTTGGTATATACCAAGAGATTATTACATGTGGTTAAACTTTCTACCAATATTTAATAAAGAAATACAGCAGTTTGGTTTTGCAGATATCAGAGATGCTCAATATCATATGGCATTATATGAAATGCTAGCAGAACTAAACTATAAGCATGTAGCTATTTTAAAGAAAAGACAGATAGCCTCATCATACTATCATATGGCAAAGCTTATTAATCAGCAATGGTTTGAAGCTGGGGTAACTTTAAAGATAGGAGCAAGTCTTAAAGATTATATAAATGAAAAAGGTTCTTGGAAGTTTTTAGATGAGTATGCTGCATTTTTAAATGAACATACTGCATGGTATAGACCAATGAATCCTAGTAAGGTAATGATGTGGCAGCAGAAGATAGAAGTCAGAAAAGGAAATAGAAAAACTGAAGTAGGGTTAAAAGGAACTATACAAGGTATGTCTTTTGAGAAAGATCCTACAAATGGAGTAGGGGGTCCAGTTAAATATTTCTTTCATGAGGAGGCAGGAATTGCACCCAAGATGGATAAGACATATGAGTATATGAGACCAGCAATGAGATCAGGACTTACTACTACAGGATTATTTATTGCTGCAGGATCAGTAGGAGATTTATCACAATGTAATCCTCTTAAGGATATGATACTTAATCCAACTTCAAAAGATGTTTATGCTGTAGAAACTAATTTGATTGATCATAAAGGTACTGAAGGTATGTCAGGTTTATTTATTCCTGAACAATGGTCAATGCCTCCGCACATAGATGAATATGGAAATTCTAAAGTAGATGAAGCTACAGTAGCTTTGCAAGCTCAGTTTGATGAATGGAAAAGAGAATTAGCTCCAGAAGATTACCAGTTAAGAATATCTCAGCACCCAAGGAATATAAAAGAAGCTTTTGATAATAGATCTGTTTCTGTATTTCCTACACATCTTCTTTCTGCACAAGCTAGAAGAATAGAAGAAAAAGAATATGCTTATGAGTTTTTAGATATATCTACAGATGCTAATGGTAAACCTACTGTAAAGAAAAGTAATAAGCAACCAATAAAAGAATTTCCAGTAAACAAAAAGACTGAGGATAAAACAGGATGTCTTGTAGTTTGGGAAAGACCTAATAAAGATAAACCTGATTTTGGAAGTTATTATGCTTCTATTGACCCTGTAGCAGAAGGTAAAACTACAACATCAGACTCTTTATGTTCTATTTATGTAATGAAAAATTCTGTAGAAATTACAAAAATAAAAGGAACTGAAACAGAGACATATGTTGAACAAAGTAAAATAGTTGCAGCATGGTGTGGAAGGTTTGATGATATTAAACAAACCCACCAAAGATTAGAATTAATTATTGAGTGGTATAATGCTTGGACAGTAATAGAAAATAATATTTCTTTATTTATTAACTATATGATAAGTAGAAAGAAACAAAAGTATCTAGTGCCTAAAAGTCAAATAATGTTCTTAAAAGATTTAGGTGCAAACAGAAATGTATTTCAAGAATATGGTTGGAAGAATACTGGAACTTTGTTTAAATCACATTTATTAAGTTATGGGATTGAATATGTTAGAGAAGAGCTAGATCAAGAAACAAAAGAAGATGGAACTGTTGTAAGAACTACTTATGGAATTGAAAGAATTCCAGATCCAATGCTTATAAAAGAAATGCAAGAATATGCAGATGGGGTTAACGTGGATAGATTAGTATCATTTGTAGCACTTGTATCTTTTATGAGAATACAAGAATCTAACAGGGGTTACACAAAACAAACTATAAGGGATGACGCAGCTAAAAACTTGCAAAAGTCAGAAAATTTGTTTAAATTAAATAGTAGTCCGTTTAGACATATGGGAAGAAAAAATAAGAAGATAAATGGCAAATCTTATAAAAGATCCGCTTTTAAAAATATTAAATAAAAACTATGCAGGTATATAATGCACTTCAGTTGAAAAAAGGAGCTAAGGTTGAGCAAAATAGAATGGGTACAATTACTCAACCCTTACAATTTTTACCACAAAAGAAAAAAAATGAAGAGTGGTCTGCTTGGAATCTTGATTGGTTAGAGTGGAATGGTTTAAAACAGTTAAGAAGAAATGCTCGCAGATTAATGAAAAACTATAAATTGGCCAAAGGTCATATAGATAGATCTGATTATATAGTTGAAGATGATAATGAAACTAAAGATATCATATCATTACTTACCCAAGATTCTGAAGATGGATCTGCATTAGAATTAAAATTTTATCCCATTATTCCAAATGTTGTAAACGTATTAGTTGCTGAGTTTGCAAAAAGATCAACTAAACTTACTTATAGAGCTGTAGATGAACTTTCATATAATGAGATGTTAGAGCAAAAAAGAGTTCAAGTTGAAGAAGTTTTAATGAAACAAGCTCAAGTAAAAGTTTTAGCAGCAATGCTAGAACAAGGATTAGATCCTAATTCTGAAGAAGCTCAACAACAAATGAGTACTGAAAATATGAAAACTTTACCTGAGATTGAATCTTTTTTTAAAAAGGATTATAGATCAATGATAGAGGAATGGGCTACTCATCAACATAAAGTAGATGTAGAAAGGTTTAGATTAGAAGAATTAGAAGAAAGAGCATTTAGAGATATGATCATTACTGATAGAGAGTTTTGGCATATGAGAATGATGGAAGATGATTATGAAATTGAACTTTGGAATCCTGCATTAACTTTTTATCATAAGTCTCCTGATTCAAGATATATTTCTGAATGTAACTGGGTGGGTAAAACAGATATGCTTACTCCATCTGATGTTATAGATAAGTATGGTTATTTAATGTCAGAGGAAGAGTTAAAGTCTTTAGAAGCAATTTATCCAGCAAGATCTGCAGGATATTCTATAGGAGGATATCAAAATGATGGTACTTTTTATGATGCTACTAAGTCACATGAATGGAATACAGAAATGCCATCATTAGCCATGAGACAATATACAAGTTTTATGGGAGATGGATCAGTAATAGATGGAGATGATGTAGTAAATAGAATACTTTCTCAAGGAGAAGATTATCAAGATGAGGGTTCTGCATATTTGTTAAGAGTTACAACATGTTATTGGAAATCTCAAAGAAAATTAGGACATCTTACTAAAATTACTGATCAAGGAGAAGTATTAAATGAAATTGTTACAGAAGATTATAAGATAACGGATAAACCAATTTATGATAATAGATTATTTAAAGGTAAATCAAAGGACAATTTAATTTTTGGTGAGCATGTTGAATGGATATGGATTAATGAAGTATGGGGTGGAATTAAAATAGGACCTAATCTTCCAAGTTACTGGGGTATGAATGCTCCAGGAGGTTTAACTCCAATTTATATTGGTATTGATAAAAAGAAACCAGGTAAGTTAAAATTTCAATTTAAAGGTGATAATAATTTATATGGATGTAAACTTCCAGTTGAAGGTGCAGTATTTTCAGATAGAAATACTAAATCATCATCTTTAGTTGATTTAATGAAACCATTTCAAATTGGTTACAACATGGTTAATAATCAAATTGCAGATATTCTAGTAGATGAGTTAGGTACTGTAATAATGCTTGACCATAATACATTACCACAACATTCATTAGGAGAAGATTGGGGTAAAGGTAATTTAGCTAAGGCTTATGTAGCTATGAAAGATTTCCAGATGCTACCTCTTGATACATCTATTACAAA